TTTGACCGACAATAAAATCATGTGGTTGGTCGGTGTAAATCGTAGCCACGCTAGTTGTGCTCTCATGAGCAACAACTGAATATTTATTGAACCACAATTTTGCCTTGACTATGTTTTCGGCGGCCTGGCAACATTCTTCAACTACCGCTGAGCTGTAGAGATTGCCAATGCCAAGGTTGGTGCGTAACTCAGCCTTGGTGACGTATGTGGCGGCCATCTCTATCCCTTCGTGCTTAGTGTGGGGCTGAGCCGAGCCTCGAACCCAGCCCCACGATTAAAGAATGGTTATGCAACCATCCACTTGTAAGCGCCAGCTGCTACCTTTGTAGCAATTGCGCCGAAGCCGTTGTAAGACACAGAAATCTGACCTGTTGCAATTGCGTTAGATTCGAGTGTAAATGTTGGGCTTTCATACCATGTGTAAGACTCAGGGTTGACAATAATCATTGTTCCGTCGCCTGTACCTGATAGTGAGCGTGAGACGTAGAGGTTGAGGCCATGTACGTTTCCGCGAACACCTGTTGGTGTTAGGTTTGCAGATGCGTTTTGAGGGTTGATTGTCTGAACGTATAGAGGGCGGTTTGAGCCATCTACAAGTCCCATGATTGCACCCCACTGCTCAGGTGATACAACTAAGTTAGTTGCAAATCCAAGAGTGTTTGTGTACACAGAAACAGCACCGTCTGAAATGAAGTCAAGAAGGTTAGCTGCTGAAAGTGTGCGGTTTCCGCCATCTGTTGCGCCAGCTGCTACAGCTGTTCCAACTGCTGCGTTGGTTGCCTTAGCATAGGCAAACTCCATTTGTCGCACCAATTCCGCATAGAAGGCCGGCGAAGACCGGTAGAGCAACTCTGCCGAGAACGTTTGTTGCCCGGAATACTTCTTTACAGACACTGACAAGAAGCTGTCGTTGAGGTCTTGCTCTGAAGGTGCTGCGCCTTCTGCTGTTTCTGCAACAGTTGGGACTTGTGTAATCTTAGGGATTTCAAAAGTCATGCCAGCATCAGGAAGTGTGCCGCGTGAGATTGCGTCAATAAATGGGCGGTCAGCGTTTGAAAGTGGATTGATTACTTCTGTAAGCTGACGTGTAGGAATTAGACCAGCGTTGTCAGTGGTGTCCGCTGCAAAAGCGAGATACTGACGGGCTTCGTCATCATGAAGAACAGACGCACGAATTGAGTTTTCGAGGTACTTTTCTTTTGTTAGTTCAAAACGTGGCTTGGTGTAAGCCATCGCTGTTACAGTAGGGCGAGCAGCTTCCACAGCCGCAGCTTCTACTGATGGGGCTTCAACTGTAGGTGTGTTTTCCACTTCTACTGTCTCGCTTTCTGTAGTTGGTTGGGTTTGTTCAATGACAGCTTCATCTGTTGATTCTTCTGCCAATACTGAAGTGACAGCTGCGCTTTTAAATGCGGCAGCCTGTACAAGCGACACTTCTTTGAGAAGTGCAGCGGTAACGTGGATTACTCCATCGACAATCTTTGACTTAATAACTTCTACGCCTACTGATAGACCTGCGCGTAATTCGTCCGCGGCTTCAGCCAGGGCGTCAGATGCGCGCTGAGTTTTGCTCAATTTGAAGCTTGCTGTCATTTCATCTTCGCTTGCTTGAATCATTTGTGACCAGCCAAGAGGTTTTTTAGGGTCATGCTCAAGCAAGAGCTTCACACGTCCGGATTCAGGAAGCTCAATAGAGCCGGATTCAAAAATTACTTTTCCGGCTGAGGTATAACCGATTTCATTATTGAAAGGGACAATTTTGCCTGTAATAGTGCGGGTTGCTTCATCTGCAACTAAATCCGCTGAGAAAGTTAGTAGTTCGCTCATGAAAGCATCCCATCTTTTCCGTTTGGCGTTAGGTCTGTCATCTCCATCGCTTGCTCACTTGTAATGAGTTCGAGTTGGAGAAGCTTTTCAATTACTGCTAATTCATCCAATGGATTGTGGCGTAAGAAAGTTTCCGCTACCGCAAAACGCACAATGTTTCCGTTGGCCGTAATGTCATTCATGCTGAGACGGTCTTCGATAGCGGAAATGTAAGGCTGTAGAGATAACGCAACAAATTGCTTACGCTCATCCTGGATGTTTGAGTAAGTCATCGATGTGTTTTGGTCAGCACTTAACAGGTAGCTTGGGACATTCATCAAACGGCTGATTTCTGTACTGAGGTTTTGAATTGCCTCGTTGTACAACATGTCCTTAGGTGAGAAGCCAACTGTTTCGTAACTAAGAGTAGAAGTGAGATAAGCAGTTGAACGCTGTTGTCTTGCTGAGCGCCAAGCAGCAAGTAATGATTGAACTTCAGCAGGTGGCAAATCTGCACCGTTATTTTTTAAATATCCAACTGGACTTGGGGTTGATGCAGCTACACGCGCAGCATTTTGAACGTCGATAGCTGCGCGAATGGTTGAACCGCCGCGCGCTAAGATTCCTTCATCAAATGCCTGGAATGTAACTAATGAACCAAGTCCGTCATTTGGAACTGTTGTGCCATCAACTGCATAAGACTTTACATAGTTATTCAATGCGTCTAATTGAATTGATACGCGAGAATTTGCAACCCATTCAAAACGAGCTGGGCGATTATCCTCCTGGTAGGTCTCAACCACGCGCCAATAAGCGACGCCAAACATGATGAGGCTGTCAATCGTCCACGCAAGTGTGACAGAACGTGGTTGGTGGTGAGATGGTTGCTCCATCCATAATGGCTTGCCTAACTCTTCACCTGTTGACTTCTTGTAAAGCTCCATCGGAATAGATGCAATTGTTCCGGCGATAAGATTGCGGCAACGCGCAACAGATGGCACTGTCATCGCTTCATTACGGGTTACCGCTGTCAGGTTGAGCGGGTTAGGCACAAATAGTCTGTCGCCTAAAACTTGCGGCGCAGCTTGCGCTTCAATCTTGCGTGAAAAGAGACCCATAGAGTGCAATTATACACCCTGAGACTGTCATTCCGTGTATATCGCCGCCACTTGCTGGGGTTGCATCAATTTACTGACAATCATGGCAATTGAAATCGGGGCTGCAATATCTCCGGCTGATTTGCGTTTGATAATTCTCCACGCTGAGTCATTGACTTTTGCCGCTACGTTTGCAAATTGGTCAATCAGCTCTCTTTGACCATTGTGAACCATTCTTTGATTGACAACTGCATCCAGTAAGTCGCCGCATGCGCGATAGAACTGTTGGCCACTGCAATCTTCGACGACTTCGCCTGAATTGGCTAATCTGTCGGCAATTGATTGCGTCGCGTACTTATCAAACATGATTTGTCTTGGCCTGTAGATTGTCGCCCATCCTTTTATGTCAGCTGCAACCTTTAAGTCGTCAATTGCTACAGCTGACTCCCAGGTCTGCAAAATTCCTACACCAATGCGGCCATCGGGAAGAATTTGCCCGGCGCATAAGCTTGCGTGACGTTTGCTTGGGCTCACGTCAAATCCAAAAACCGTATAACCTCCGGCGGTAATCTCAAGAGTCGAATCTGAGCAATCTTCAATTGACCCAGGTGGAAATGGCGACTGTAATGACGAAACCCATAAACACAAAAGCTCCGTCATGATGCTTTCATGGCTTGATGTTGAGATTGCTTCTGAGATTGCTTCCTTACTAACAAAATGACCAAGAGCAGGATTGGCTTGTGCTACACCTTCCCAAAATGCCAAGCTGTTAAGGTCAATCTTTAACATGGTTGGTGCTGAGTATTCGTAATAGCCAAATGTTTTTGGCGGATTCTCGTAAGCCCTGGCTTTTAGCTCGTTCAGTGGCTCTGAGAACGCATCTCCGGCGTTCGTAGTCCAAAACGTTTGTCCATCTGTTGCGCGGGTTGTAGGTGTAATAGCAGTAAAAGCTTCATTTGACCATTCACGAAGCTCATCACCCCAGGTGAACCAAGACGTTCTTCCGCGGCTGCCGTCTTTAGTTGCCGCTACCACGTCAAGACGTCCACCACCGAACTCAGGCAACAGCTCAATCGACTCAGTTCCGTTTGCGTACCTGATTGCCTTGATTTGGCAATTTAACCATTCGTTAGCTTCTATTAAATAGGCCATCTCACGAAATGAGACAAGCGCCATCGCTCGATTAGATGAAGCTATTAATACTCGATTGGACTTAAACAGAAAAAGGTGAGCCAGGCACATAATCCGGCCTAGATGCGACTTTCCTGACTGTCTTGCAACTAACAGCAGCCCAGTGCGCCGAATGAACTTGTCTTTGCCGTCAACCGCAAAAAAGTCTTTGACAATCAGCTCTTGCCAGGGCATAAGTGGCTGGCCAAGTTTCTTGGCAAACTCAATAACCTCATCGCCTCGCGTTTTGCCTTTGAGGAATGGACTGTGAACGCGTGGCTTAGTTGACCCCCTGATGGATTTGATTGTTTTGGCTGGCATTTGGATTAGTTCGTCACTGGTCGGGACTGAAACGGACTGTCCTGGTGAATCTTGGACTGCGTCGGGGAGGGATGGCCAGG